CGGTCGGCCTTCTCCTGCGCCCGGATTCCTGCCGCCTCGATCCCGTTCAGGTAGCCGTATCCCTTCGTCATCAGCGCCGTGCGCTTTGCCGGGTCGATCGCCTCACCCTCGGCGCCACCAATCTTGCCCATGGCCGCCTTCACCAGGTCAGCGTTCCCGGTCTGGCCGGCACCCTCCAGCGTGGCATTAGCGAAGTTGTAGGTAGCGCCCTCGGTGAAGGCCTGCTTCTTCTGGGCCATCTGCTCTGGGGTCAGCCCGGCCTGCGGCCCAAGCTGGTCGACGGCGTTGTGATAGTTCGCGATCGAGCCTGGCAGGTCCCGCATGGCGTTGCGCTGGAATTGCTCGCCAAGTCCGTCCAGGCTGGCGCCGATCTCCGACTGCTGGCGCTTGACAACTGCACCATGCCTGCCGAGCCGGACGCCGGTGACCGTGTCGGTCAGCTTGGGGTCGATCAGCCGGCGCGTCTCCGGGTCCATCCCTTCAAAGCGCTGGCTTTGCAGGTCCTGCACTTGCTTCCGATAGGCGGGAATGGCGTCAGCCGCCTTCAGTTCGCCGTTCTGCAGCTGACGGTCGACGGTGTCATGCGCATCCCGCACATCATTATCGAATTGGGCAAGCGACAGAGCAGCCTCGGCGCGCCGCTGTGTGTCGGCCTGTTCCTGTATGACCTGGCCGAAGTTGCCGATCGCCTGCCCAACGTTGCCGATGGCCTGGCCAATGGCTGCGCCGGTGTTCGGCACCTGGACATCAGGCGAGCCGCGCGCGACGGTGTTGCCGAAGTTGCCAAGACTGATCTTCATTGGATGGCTCCCGTACCGGTCCTCGCCGGCGTCTTCCAGCCGGCTTTGTAGGCGGAGGCAGCGCCCGACAGCAGGGACGACCCGGCGTTCAGATAGCCCGCTGTCGCCGCAGCTTGACCTTGGGTCTCCAGCAGACCAGACTGCGTCTGGCCAGCCTGATAGGCCCGGTTTCCGCCCAGGATTGTCTGATAGGCGTCTTGCTCCGAAGTCCGGTAAATTTCGTTGCTGATCCGAATCGGCGTGCCGTTACCCACCGATATACCAGATGCTGCTAGGTTGGCAGTTGCCTCGGCCTGCTGTTGCCGCGCCGCCTTGCGAATCTTCTCCGCCTGGGCGACAGCCGCGTCCTTCTCCTGCGCGGCCTGCCGGCGCTGCAGTTCCGCGTTGTCGTCGGCCGCCGACTTCTGTTCCTGGCTGGTGTAGATCGCGGTGCCCGCACCGACCACAGCCGCCGCCACTGCCGCGTATGCGGCCAGTACCCCTGCTTCAATGCCCATAGTGAAACTCCAGTCCGATAGCACAACGAACAAATCCCAGCCGCTCGTATAGCTTTGCCGTCATCTCCGCGTCCAGCCCGGTCGACGTACCAGCATGCAGCCATGCGGCGCCCTTGATCTTTCCCCATGCGACCAGCGCACAGATCAGCCGGCACGCGGCCATCCCTCCCCTGTACTCAGGATCGATGACGAAACTGAGCTCGTGAGCAATGCTGGCATCACAGGCCCAGTGCGGCAGCAGCGATCCGGCAATGCCACCGACCACAATGCCGTCGACCTCATAGAGGAACACCACGCCATCGGGGCTCAGGATGGTGCGCGACATCGTCTCTGCGGCGCGCGCACGGTTGAATGGGATACGCGACCAGCGCGGCGACTCGGCGTGCAGTGCGGCTCCCAGTTCGACAATGCGCGGCACGTCGGCCGTGGTTGCGGTTCGAATGGTCATGAGTTCACCGTAAGTTTGCGGACAACGGCCAGCACATGGAACGGATACGGCTGGTCCTGAATGAGCGTAAGCGGAGAATCTCCGCGCTGCCACCCCAGCACGCCGATAGTGTCGAAGCCGCTCACGATCTCTGGCGGCATGTCTAGTACTTCCTCGCCGAACTTGCGGAAGGCGATCTCGATTTCCTTGTACTCCGGATCGCTATCCCCGGTGTCTACCAGGCAGTTGGTGGTACCAAGAAACAGCGGCGTCACCTCGCTGGTGCTCATCTGGTTGCCCTGCGCGCTGCCTTCGCCGGTCTGGATCTCGGGACGCAGCAGCTTGATGCGGCTCTTGAAGTTCAGGCCAATCTCGATGTCGTACGCTGGCCTGTCGATAGTGATCTGTCCGCCATCGACGGTGCGATCACCGACATAGACGCCGTCTGCCTTAACGTTCACCGTCTTGCCTTCCAGATGGGACAGGCCACCCCAAGTCAGTGCGCCGGCCGGATCGGTTCCCTTTACCCCGCAATCGGTATAGAAGTCCGTCTCGAAACGCTCGACATAGCGCTGCGTCACGCCGTCGATAGTCCGACGCACGATCGCCCATACCTCGTTTCCGGTCGCGTTCGGGACGGTGGCGATCGACTCGAATACACCGTCTGTAGATTGCGGTGTCCAGGCCGTTACGCCTTCGTCCCGGTCCAGCGTTAGGGTGGCTATCTTGCCGTCGTTCCGTACGCACCAGATGACTGATCGCGGCTCCTGCTGGTAGGCCATTTCCCGGATGCCGGATTCAGTGATGTGTTCGGCCAGCACGGTGAGATCAGGCGCCTTGTAGGCGGTGGTGTCCGGGTCGTAGGACATGGCGCGCACCTTGCGGCCAGCACGCTGCACGAACAGCAATTCACCACCGACCTTCACCGGCCGCACGTCGCTGGAGCCATATTCCGACCGCTGCTTAGTCTGCGGGTTGGTCGGTGTGAGTGGCTTCTCGACACCGCCATACATAGTGAACTCGCCGCCGTTGGTGAGCGGCAGAAGCACCGTCGAGGCCCGCAGGCGGTTGATCGGATTGATTTCGCCAGTGGAAGGCAGCGCGAAGGTGAAGCCCTCATCATCGTCCGTGCCCTGCGTGAAATCGAAGTAGATGGCGGTGCGGCTGCCCCATACGGTCTGCGGGTAGCGCGGCGATCCGCCGGCCACGAGCCGTTGCTCGTAGAAGGCGCCGGTGCGAGGGTAGCCGTCGACACCGTTCCATACCGGCCCATTGAGCACCCAGGCATTGGCGGGCGCGGCCACGGTCGCGGTCAGTTCCTTCTTGATAACGCCTGTCACCACGCTCGCGTCAGTGAAGGCTGTGATCTGCACCAGTCCGCCGTTGATGTCGACGAACTTGCCCACGTCCTCGACGCGCCATCCGTCTTGGCCCGGGTCGAAAGTCAGCGTCACGCTGGCACCAACCGGGTCCTTTGCTGATGGGGTTAGCGTGCCCTGCGGCGTGTCTTCCAGCAGCCACTGGTTACCGGCTACGTTGTTCCCGCCGAAAGCCTCGATCACGTTGGCCAGCACCTGCGTGGTCGAGTTGAACGCCGAGATGATGGCCAGGCCAGAGCCCGCCGTAGTGATGCGCCGGCCGACGTCGGTATTTAGGAACACGCCAGACGCCGCGGTGAACACGCGATTGTTGCCCACGGTCGGATCGGAGATGTTCAGCGCGGTATTGAACCGGTGCCCCGTCTCGTCGAACGGCAGCACGGTAAGCGGCGCGGCCTGCAAGGTCCAGCTGTCCGAAGCCAGCCGGCGCAGCGAATGGATGAAAACGCCCTCGTGGAAGATCAGCATCGTGTCGGAGCCCTGGGTAAAGTCCAGCGCCGCTAGCGTGCCTTCCGGGTACGGCGATGCGATCTCATACGGCATGCTTCCAGCCACGATCTGCCCACCGCTGGCCAGGTAGAAGCGCACGTAAAGGTCGCCGAACTCCAGCATGTAGGCCTGCGTGCGCGAATATACGAAGGGAATCAGCCGGCTCGTCTTGTTCGGGTACTTGGTCGAGGCGATGAACTCGGTACCAGGGCGGCGCTCTCCCCCGCCGTGGATGTTCACGATGCAGTTTTCCAGCGACTCGGCAGCGTTCTGGTACCGGGCCACATCTGTTCGGCCCATCACCTTCGGCGCGATCTCCCCGGAGGTGAAATTCGTTTGGTTGTATGTGATGCGCGGCATCTGAGTCTCCGATCAGTAGCGCGACTGAAGGTATTCATCGCTATCCAGCGTCTCGGGCGGGTCGTCCTGACCATCGATCGCCTTGGCAACCTTCAGCGCACGGGCAAACTCGTCGCGGAAGCTGTCGCGGATCGAAGAGCTTTTCGTAACCGCGTATCCCATGCGTGCGCACATCAGCAGCTCGGCGGCCGTGACCAAGTGCGGGTGCCAGGTCTGCACCGACTCGTTCCGGTAGATGTAGACCAACGGCAGCGACTTGGCATCGCATAGGATCGTCTTCCCCTCTGTCTCGTAGTCCAGCTTCTGGCCGCGCTTGCCGACCTGCAGAGTCTTCAGCCAATCGCCGGGCAGTTCGAATGCATAGCTGTAGTCGAAGGCCGGGGCATCCACCAGCGGCGCGAGGATGACGCGCTTCTTGGCGCATTTCCACGGGTGAGCGCGCAACAGCTCGTCGCGCGCGTCGTCCCACAGGTTGGCGGCCATGCGCGCCTGCTCGGTCCGTTCGTCGAAGTCGTTGATCGGCTTGGCGCCGAGGATCTGCAGCGCATTCGAGCAGATCGAAACAGGGGTTGCCATTTTCTGGAAGCCTCAACAAAAAACCGGGGCACGCGGCCCCGGGTTGGAAACCCCGCTCGCGCGGGTGGAGGAGACAAGCAAGAAGCTTGGCTAGTCGGCGGTGACCACCTCGACCTCAATGCGGATTTGCGCGTTCGCCGTCGGCACCGCACCGCTCAGCGTCGCGTAGATGTAGCCGGGCTTCGTGGTCACGTACTCGGCACCGGCTGCCACGAAGGCGCCGTTGTCGAGCGCCACGCGGCCAGCGGAGGCCACCGACACCGCGGCAGCAATGCCGTCAGCATCGATAGCCACGCCGTTCACGTCGCGCAGGCCCACATCGAGCACCACGCTGGCGCCCATGGCGGCGCAGGACGCCTTCGAGTTCGCAGTGAACCGGGCGCCGACCGGCAGCAGCACCGGGCTGGCGATGGTGTCGCCGTTGC